CCGGCTTCGTTATTACTACAATCACAATATTCAAAACAAACAAAATAAACTTAAGTTATAGCTACTTCCATTTCATAAGCTCTTGCTCCTCCAAAGCTACTAAAGGTCGGTGGGAATGTACGGGAACACTAGTTAATATAAATCTAATCTCCTACGTTGCTACTTCATTTTCTTAGCCCCTCCAATGGCACAACAAGTAAGGGTTGATCGGCTCACATCAAACATAAGTCTAATAATAATCAATCTCTTAAGTTGCTACGTCATTTTCATAGTCCCTCCTCAAGACCCAAAGAAATTAAACGGTTATGTGGTACCGAAAAACATGTCAGTCTACATACTCATATACTCATCATCTTCGTCTTCCCAATCGTCGTCGGGCAAATCCATATCCCGGCGGCAGAGGAGAAGACCTTCGGGAACATCCTCTTCTGTCTCCCTCTCGAACTCTTCTTTTGTTACCTCAGTAATTTCGTACTGACAATCTGCATCAAAGTGAAGAGCGAGGGCGAGGTGAGCGGGGGGTTTCGTTTTCAAGGGTTGAGGAAACATAGAACTCCCACTCATCATCCTCGTCTTTGATGTTAGTTATCTTAAAGTATTTCATTTTGGATTACCTCACTGAATAATAATGTCGTCACCTGCTTCGGAAGCAAGAACTTCTACATAGCTCCAGTCTTCGTCAGTCGCCTTGAGAGTAAGAGTAGCAGAAGGGTCAGCCTTAGACAAAAGCTCTATAAGCTCTCTCACATTCCTCGCGTCTCCAATATATTTATACTGCATCACTAACCTCCTTGATGATCACATTCGTAAAGTCAGTCAAACTTCCGACCTCGACGGTTTTGGTTTCGAAGGGAACAATCCCTCTCTTCTTGAGAGCTTTGAGATACAGCTCTCTGCGTTCTTCCGGCGTAAGCTCAGGCTTAGACATCTCCTACCTCCTTGAGGCTCTCAACCTCTTCCCAAAGATCGGCATAGAGTTCAACATCGAATTGGGGGTTGTTGTAGAAATCAGCGTAAGTCATTTTGAAATCCTCCGTTTCGTTCGCTTGATTACATTTATATTATACCATAAAACGAAGGATTTGTAAATTGACAAAACAACCAAAGTTTAATTATTTTTCCGTGTAAATCTTACGAAGGCTCCTCCTCAGTAACCAGATCAGCTTCCTGAAGAGTAATATGAACTTCAACTAAAGTATCATCCGGCGCAGTGTAGTCGATCTCGTAAAACTCCTCTGCCTCAGAACCATAAACTCTGAGGGACTCAGAGATCAGATCCTTGTCCTCTGCATCCTCAGTGTTCTCATAGATCACAGAGATCCACTCATCTTTGCTCTTGGTCAAAGCCTTGAGAGCTTGCTCCCGGTTAATGTAAACTCCATCACTTCCGGCGGAAGCATCAACCGGCATCCCGTCTCCACCCATAGCTCTGGCCCAACAGATTATATATACCTTTTCCATATTAGTTCTCCTTTTCTCCGATGATATAAAAGTCTCCCTCTCCGAGTTTACCGGAAAGTTTATTAGAAGCGATCCTTACTGCCTGAGGTCCAGACTCTGCCGTGACAGTAATCTGATATTCCTTACCTCCAGCTTTTCGAAAGCCTATCAACCAAGGTTTGTATTCCATTTAATCCTCCTCAATAGTAGAATTGATCATAAGCTTTCCGCAATGCGGACAGAACTTAGAATCCGTACTCTGGCCGAAGCAATCGTTCAGAGCCGAACGACCACAGTTCGAACAAGTGTAGTACAGCCCATCTTCGTGGAATATCCAGAACGCTTCATTTTCGTCCACAGACCGCGTTTCTTCCTTAGGCAGTAAAGTATCAGGGCCCACGGCTTCGTCTCGTTCTTGGGCGTTTTTGGTAGGCTGTGGCTTAAGCCACAAATCAAGTTCTTTTAACTTTCTGAATTCAGGCATTTTCAACCTCCTGCAAATTAGCTTCGTTCCACCAGCCGGAAAAGCATTCTACTTTGTATTGGGGTTCTCCTCGATAAACTCTACGGTCTGTTACCCTGAGTCCGGGACCACGCGTAGAGTAGACGGGTGTACCACCAAAGGAAGAACTGAACATTTCTCCAAATCGGATATGAACTTTTTGACCTTTCTTAAACTTGAAGTCCATATTAACCTCCGTGCATTTTAGCGATCTGGGCAGGGGAAGCAAGGACGAGTCTATCCTCTTCCCACCATCTATTACCCTTGAGTCTGTAGTAGGTTCCTTGTCGAGCGGTGATCTTAAAGAGCTGTCTATTTGCGGTGTGGGTAATCCATACCCAGTCACCTTTCTTAAACTTAGGCATTTTCAGTCCTCCAATCTGTGTCGCTTACATTTATATTATACTATATTTGCAAGCGATTGTAAACTGACAAAGTACACGAACTTTTATTATTTTTCCGTGTACTTTGCCAGTCTAAGCACATCAGTTGTAGGCAGTGAGCCAAGCGCAGATCCTTTTCTTCATATCCCTCTCCTGCTCTCTTGCTGCTTCCTTAGAATCGAAAGCCCACAGGAAAGTTACGCAGTCAGTGTGGAAGGTATCCACATTCGCCCACTTCTTCTGAACAAAGTCTCTGAGCTCATCCCAAAGTTCTTCATTCTGAGAAACAGCGTACAGAGTATCCTGCATATTCTGTGGCCACTCGATCTGCCAACCAAGGTATTCGTTGTGTACTACCATCTTAAGCCTCCTCGTCAGTATAGAAACAACTTGCATCAGAATCGACTTGAATATCGAAAAAAGTTCCGCCGTTTGCAATGCAGTCATCAATCATACGACTAACTTCCTGCAAGAATTCCTCTTTCGTACCATAGCACATACCAGAGCCGTTGTCATTAAGCGTCTCAATAGTAAAAGTAAACTCCTCTTCAGGTTCTGCAGGAGCTTCGTATCTTCCGCTGAACACAGACTCAGGATAAATGGCTTCCTCACCTTCAAGGTAGTAGTGAGGTTTGTTGTCATAGGAAGGAGCAATTCCCGCGATAGTCGCGACTGTACCTCCCTTATCTGCGAGACCACAAGTAGGGTTCTTAAAAGAAACCTTAAACATTACCTGATCTCCTACTTCGTACTTATGAATAATGTTTCTCATTATGCTACCTCCACATTAGTTCCAAGACTAGGACCTGCAATCCAAATCATATCAATTTGACCAAGCTTGAGAGCATACTTAAGTTCGTCAAGCATAAAGCCATCAACTACCTGAAAGCTTTTATCTTCACGATACTTAGCAGCCTTTCTATCTCTAAAATAAAGATTACCATCTGTTCTTTTAGAGAGTCTAGTTACATTTCTCGTAGTTACATTTGTGTAAGTAATCATAATTATAACCTCCGTAGTTCCGTTTACATATATATTATACCACAAAATGAAATATTTGTAAATAGGTAAAGCACACAGACTTTAACTTTTTTTCTGTGTGCTTTACATAAGTATTATTAAATTCGCTGACGAACAGTAATAATCTTGAAAGTCTTACCCATATCTATGGCTCTGAAGATACGGGCATCTCGGTCAGCTTCCTCAAGCCAGTCATATCTCTTTGCCTTCCTCTTATTACATTCGAAGACTGAAGCTCCAGACTTTCCCTCTCCACAGTAGAAGTACTCGAGATCAGGTCTGGTGTCGAGAGTCATCTGAATTACATACTTGGTTACCATCATAAGTCCTCCTTGCTCAGTACCACTGAGACCACATAGCATATTTGAAATCAGAATTTTTCGGATACTCTCCGGTATACTCCTTATAAAGCTCAGACATTTTGGAAATGAGTTCCTGATTAAGAACTCCAGCGGGCATATTGAGTTCAAAGAACTCGTTGTTGTCTCCGAGGTTTCCACCATCGACATACTTGTCCACCTGAATGAGTCTGGCGAACTCCCCACACATGCCATCGTAGATCAGGAGAAGCTTTCCCTCTCGGTCACTGGTATGGTAGTTATATTCGTCAAGCTCCGGATACTTTTTCTCCAGAGCGTGACATTTCGCAAAACTCTTCAAAGGTTTCTCAAGCTCCAAGGTGAGACCGGTAAGTACTCTGCACTCTACACTCATCTCAGGTCCTCCCGCAATTAGACCACACCACTTCATTGGTGTCATCATCGTCTTCCGGCATAAAGGTTACCTCCACGCACTTGTAGAGTTTGTGGTCGAGGAAGCTGTGGGCAGCACGGATAGCTTCCTCATCAGTCTTCCACGCAGACACTGGTTGAAGATTGTCTTTGGTTTCCCCGGCAAACAGAATGTAATCAAACTTCTCAGTCTTCATCTTCTACCTCCTCAAAAAGTTCATTGGCTTTTGCCATCTCGGTTACTTCATCTTCCGACATCCACTTGAGACACATCAGAACTACGTCTCTGGGATTGAGGATACTCTCGTCGATCATCTCAAGTATCTTGTTTGTGGTTTCGCGAGAGGGTTTAAGGCCGGCCCTCCAGTGCTTAGGTCTCGTAGTCATCTTTATTCCTCCTCATCTTCTTCATCAAAATCGATCAGGTCTTCAAGATCTTCCTTACAGGTTACAGGAATAGGGGTTTCACAAGTACCCATTGAGTAATCGTATCTCCAGTCTTCTACATCAGGAAGACCATCTTCGTAGATAGCAGTAAGGATATGGATAGCGACATTGAAAGAGTCATCATCTATCTTATCCTTTGCAAACTGAATAAGAGTATCTTCATCTGTGAGGTCGTCGATATTCTCTCTTGCCCACTCAAGAAATTCTTCAAATTCCATACTCTCAAATTGTTCTCTTTTCATTTTCGGCATCATAGTTTTTTCCTCCGTTGTTCTTATTGAGGGCTCAGTTAAACACCAAGCCCCATAGCTTTCAGAATTACGTTATAACAATATGTACAAACATCAAGCTTCGTTCTTTTCCTCAGAAGATTTCGTTTGAACTCAGGAAGCTTCTTTTTGTTGTAGAAGGCCGGGGTAATCAACTCAAAAATGTTCTGAACGAACTGGTCTCTCGTTACTGTAGGGTCTTCAAACCAAGCATTTATTTTTTGGTTGCTCTCAAACAGCTCTTTCGAATAGCATCCGTTCTCTCTCGTAAAATCCATAGTAGTCGTCATTTTTTTAATCCTCTCTTTTAATTTTATCAGGGCACTTATTCTTTAACTTACATTTATATTATAACATAAATCGCCAAAAAAGTAAACTGACAAAATAGCCAGAGTTTAACAAATTTTTTGTGCAGTCTGTTAAACTCTGGCTATTAGTATTTAATTAGAAATCAGCTTCGAGCTTGTCAAATCTGAAATCCTTAAAGATCGGGAAGCGAAGACTAATGCCGCCGTCTGCATTTGTCGTTTCTTCGAAGTACTGAATCTCAGCAATCTTACCAACGAAGTCGGAAGGCTCAAGCCAGATAAGATCTCTAAGCTTATCGCTGAAGCCGGAACCAACTTTCACGATGTTACCGTTCTTGTACCTTACGTGAATGGCACCGAGAGTACCGGAGAGTCTGCCGGAACCTTCTTCGAAGCCGACGATCTCAAGGTCAAGAGTGTTCATCTTCTTCACCTTCATCAGAGACCACGTTCTGGAGAACTCATAGACAGCATCACAGATGTTGATCATCACTCCCTCTTCCTGATTGGCGATAGCTTCGTCAAGGAATTCAAGGATCTTGGAAGTGTCAGTTCCCACGTAGAGAACAGGCAGCAACTCAAAGTAGGTGGGAGCTTTTGCAGCATAGAAGAACAAACCCTCAAGTAGCTCTCTTCTCTGTTTCCAAGTGTGAGTGCACTTCTGGTTCTTCCACTCATCGATGTACATAGCATCGAAGACTTTCATCTTGAGTCCATGCTTCTCGCCATCGGAACGAGTGATCTTCATTGCTCTCTTGTAGGCTTCCTTACTCGGAATTCCAGAGTCATCAAGGATAGTGATCTCTCCGTCAAGAACGGTTCCGTCAGGGAAAGTTTCCAGCATCTCCCTCTCCAGATCTACCAGACCCTCGTATCTCTGACCAGCTCTGGTGAAAAATGAAACCTGATCATTTTCGCGAATAGCAATGATACGACCGCCATCAATCTTGGTAGTGAGGGCAAAGGTCTTACCCTCTACCTTACTGGGCTTCTCAAAGTATTTCTGCGCGAGCTGAACCGAGAATGTAGGAATGAGTCCCGGCATTGCAGCGTTAATCGACTTGGCATCGACTCCGATACTCAGATCCTTACAGATAAGCTTCTCAAGAAGAGCAGCAAGCTCCATGTTATAGGCAGCAACCTGACCGAGAGTTTCCTGACACATCTTGATCGCAGTATCAGTACCGGTATTATGTTTCTCCAACCAGTAGAAGAGATCGAAGATAGAATCTGCCGGATACGGGCGAACTCCCTCGGGATGTTTACTCAACTTCTTGGTGCTTAGGCCGTAGACCGCGAAAGGATCGAAGACGATCTTGAGGTACTTCTGAATGACCTCGTCGTCCTTATACTTCTGCAGAACCTCCTGCTTAAACTTCTTAGAGTTACTTGAGGAGATCTCCTTTACGAATTCATTAAAATGCTGAAGTGTTCTCATACTGCCTCCTTAGATGCGAAAATTAGCGTCACATTCGAACTCTCCAAGAGCTTTATACAACTGCTGAATAAAAGCAATCTTAGAGTTTAGATTGTTATTAACGATTTTCTTTACCGGACGAACAACTTCCTGATAGAAAGGACACTCGTCTGTTACCAGACACTTGTCACATACACACTTTCCAGACATATCTCTCCTCCTTACTTAATTCTCTTAAATGGATACTGCTCGTACACAAACTCGTTCAGATACTTTCCGACAGACGGAGCAATAATAAGTTCTTCATATACTTCTTTAGGCACATCATGGAAAGTATAGATTCTTCCATCCTTGTACTCGACGCGAAGACATTCTCCAGCAGTACCAAATTCAAGTCTCTTAATGTGAGAAGAATTAGGGGCATCAAAAACTTTAATCATATTATGTATCCTCCATGCTCTTGTTTACATTTATATTATACCATATTTTTCATAATTTGTAAATAGGTAAAGCAGCCAGAATTTTCCTGATTTAACAAGATTTTTCTGGCTGCTTTACACATCAAGTGGTCATACAATATTTTTGGAAGAGGTCTTTAAGATATTTGAACCAATAGCTCTCTTCCATATTATAGTCGGGCTTCACAAAATCGAAGCTATAGCTCTTTCCGACAATAGTTTCAGGAAAAGCTTCCGGGTTAAAACGACATACATCTGCCTGAAGATGCTTGATGTACTCTTGAACCTGTTTCCACTCATAAGGAGAGAACTTGGCGGCTGCTTCAAGACAGTACTTACTAAGAAGCAACTCCACTCTAGAGAGCTCAAGCAAAGACTTAGCAGTAAGCTGTACAGCCTTCGCTCTAATCTCCTCGAGGGTTGGAAACACGAGAGCTGCTTCAGCTGCAAGGTATTCCTTCTCATACTCCACGCAAGCATTATAAAAGTCCTGCAGATCCTTATCCGTGAGACCGGCTGCCGGAACTCCGTTCCATCTCCACTCTGCATCATGGTAATGAGGAAGTTTGGAATATGTCTCATGAGGCAGAGTACCACGACCACAGTCAGAAGAGATACTGAGATAAGCCTGACCATCAGAGATAAGCTTGGATACTCTTACTGCCTTACCTGCGCGATAGCATTGAAAATGGTTTCCGTCGTCTGAGAAATCTTCTTCAGGCCAACGCTCAAACCCATATTTAGTCATCACGATTCTCTTCATGCCTGAGCTCCCTTCAGCATAAATGCTTTTGCCACAAGGCTATTCTCATTCAGAACCACGGTCTCCTCTTCCTGAGAGGGACGGAAGAAGGCGTCAACCCTCTCGCCTTTGTCGTTAGTAATAACGATAGTCATCTTTTCTTTCCTCCTTTAACTGTGCTTGATTTTGAAATAGCTTACTGCCGGACCATTGACGAAAGAGAACTGGACCTTGTTCTTCATCGCCTCCAGGCAATCTTCTTCGCTGAACCCGTCTACCAACTCCCAACGGTCATCATCCTGATTAAACCAGTAAAGGTTTCCGTCAGTACGGTTGTAGTAGTGATTCAGGGTCTTCGAATTAACGGCTTCGATAGTTTTCATTATTCTGTCCTCCAATAGGTTCGCTTGATTACATTATTATTATAACATATTCCAAGCCATTTGTAAACTGACAAAACTACCAGACTTTTACTATTTTTCTTATACAAAATGACCCGACCGAAATCGGGTCATTTTCAAAAGTCCAATATCGAAATCAGACTGTTTTCAGATTACATCGCGAGACCGGCTTCGAACTCAGTCAGATATGTAGCAGGCACAAACTTTCTGATCTCATCGACATTCTGTTTCTTGCCGAACTGGAAACCGTACTTGTCAACGAGAGTCCAGAAGAATTCGACTGAGTCAATTGCCTTCTTGTTCTTTTCCGTAGCCTTGACGGTCAGTACAGAAGGAACTTCAGCATCGAAAGTGCCGTGGATACTGAGAGTATACTTCATAGGA